ATGCCTTTGTCAGGCCCAAGTGCTTTCATTGCTTCCAGTCGTTGCAGTTCTTTTTGAAGCTTCTCCTGAGGGCTTGTCATTTCCTCTTTGAGCTTCGCTGCGTCCGCTTCCAATTCTTGAGCCTTGCGAGCTTCATCGACCCTGTTCTTAAACAATCGATACCGCTCGATGTCTTGATCCATCCAACCAGCTCGCTTTTGCTTCGCCTCAAGTGCTGCCTGTTCGCCTAGCGTTAGCTTGTCGAATTCTTCGCGAAGATCCCACATAGCCTTACCCGTTTCTTTGTAAAGTGCTGTAGACTTTTCGAGCTCTGACAGTCGAGCCTTTTCGTCGCTAGCACGCTTCGCCGCTGCTTCCGCCATTGCGATTGCTTCCGCATTGGCTTTGGTCTTTGCTTCCGCTTTCATCGCTTCGGCTCTGATCGATGCTGCTGCTGCGTCAAGTTCTGCTTCCTCTTGATCGTCGAGCGAATCTAAAAAGTCATCCAATGCACCTCGGCGGCCAGAAAGAAGATTGCTTACCATGCCCGTAACGCTCATGCTAGAAAGCATCGTTTCGGCTGTCATGTTTCTAAGTCCGCTGGTCATCGCCGCGAATCCAGTAGATGCTTTTTCAGCCAAAAACACGAAATAACCGCCGACAGTCTTTTCGTCGGATGTCGCACTTGATGAAATATCCTTTAGCAATCCAGTCAACTGTTGAACGAGCGGGATTAACGCCGTACCAAGTGCTATTGATGCCGCTTTGATTTCTGATTCTAGCTTGGCGAACTGCCCTGCCATTGTGCCCTCAAGTTGCTGATTCATGCCGTAGAATCGACCGCCTTCGCTAGTCGCTGTCTCAAATGCTTTTGCGACCATCTGAGCACTAATAGCACCATCTTCCATCCGCTTCTTTAGCTCGATCATGCTAACGCCGGTCGTTCGACTGATCTCCTGCAAAGGGTTGAAACCAGCGTTCACCATCTGTAAGACTTCCTGACCCATTAGCCGACCGTTGGCCTGAACTTGACCAAAAGCCAATGCCAACGACTGAAACTGCTCAGCATTGCCTAGAGAGATCGCTGCGAGCCTGCTAAGTGTCGGGCGAAGTGCATCGGCTTGAACGCCGAATTGAAGCATTGTTTTCCCGGCTCTTGAAAAGTCCGCAAAGTTGATCGGGCTTTCAATGTCGAGTGCTTTGAAGTCATTAAGTAGCTTGGTCGCTTGAGCCGCCGAGCCTGTCATGACTCCAAAAGCTACCTTTGTTTGCTCCATTTCAGCCGCAAGCTTGACCGATGTTTTGACCGCCGAAACTGCAGCGCTTAGGCCAGCGTAGGTCATCGCGAGATTCTTGATTGAACTGATTGCGGATTGCTGGTTACTGATTGCCGTTTTTTGCTCGTTGACGGCTCTTGTAGTCTGTCCTAGTTGAGCCTGCAAGCTTGCTTGCACTCGTTTGAATTCGTCAGTCGTCATCGAACCGTTTGCAACCTTAATCCGAAGTTGCTCGATGGCTTGCGAGTATGTCGCGACGTTCTGAACCGGAATTGATACGCCAAGCTTTTTGGAAAGAGTGTCTTGGATCGCTGCGAAGCGTTCAGCACTCAAGCCGCCTGCGTTGTAGGCTCGCTGAAGCTTTTCCATCTCGGTTGCATAACGATCAAAAGGATCGATTGATTCCTTGGCAAGCCTTGTGATCGATGCCAACTCACCGCGCGTAAACATCCCGCCTTTCTTGAGCTCGTCAACATCCATGCCGATTTTGATGTTTGCAATGTTGATCGTTTGAGCCATTTACTTACCTCCAAATCCAAACATTGCCTTGACCTGTCCAGCCATCTCTTTTGCGGTATCCATGCCATCCATCAAAATCGATTTGAGGCTTACTTTCCTTCGAGCGTACCTAGCGGGCATGAACTCCTCGATCTCTGGACAATCCTTACCGGCTCGAACGAATAGATCCAAGTGCGTTGCATGTGCCAATGTCGCTGTCTGCAACCATTGCTCGCCCATTGGCTCCACCTTGTCCCAAGCGACCCACTGATTTAACTGTCCCGCAGGCATCGAGCGAACCCATCGAAGTGGATCCGCAATGCCGAAAGCCAACGCCAGCCGAAAGGCAACCTTTAGCCTTGGGCTGGATCGGATTTTTTTACCAAGTCCTCAATCTCCTTGGCGTTGTATGAGGACAACGCAAGGCAATCCTCGTAAAGCTTGCCGACGATCTGATTTGGTACGCTCTTGAGTCTGTCAGGATCGCTAATAACGCGATTACCTTCGTTGTCTCGCAAGCAATAAGAAACAAGAACGCGACGATGGCGAGACCATTCGTATTTGCCCTTCTTGTCCTGCATTGCGACTTCCATTTCCGCTGCATCGCCTTCGGACAGTTCGTGCAAAACATACTCTTTGCCGTTGACTAGCACCGGCTTGGTATTCAGTGGCCTTTCAACCAACGCAAAAAACTCATCTTCGATGTTACTCATCTTCCGATTCCTCCTTGCGAATTGCTTCGAGTGCATCCTCGTAGAACTTCCGAGAATGCTGTTCTGGCCGTTGCACTTCGACCGGATGTCCTTGAACCTGTTCGGCTTGCAATGCGATCGAGGTCAATTCGTCGTCGCTCAACGAGTCATGCGGAAACTGGAACAAGGCTTGTATCTGTGCCACCTTGCCAAAAGGCAAATAGCCCACCAAAACACCATTAACGCCGATTTGGAATTGGTTGAGGTCTTTCAGCCGACCGTCAACCGAATATCCTTGCTGTCTCACCAAAGTAAACATGCTCGCTCCTATTAAGCAGCCGTGAAAGTAATATCTGTCGCACCGTCAAACTGGAGCGTGTAGCTTCCAGTCATGATCGCGCCCTTTTCAAGTGTCGGAGTCTTGACCGACTTAACAAACGCAGTGCCTTGGAAAGATCCAGCACCGGGCAATGTGATCGTCACCGAGATACCAGCGTAGGGCTCAGCCGATGGGATCATGGCCGTGGTAAACGGGATCGACGATCCAAGCCAATAGAATTCCACTTCGACCTCAGGGTTCTTGCGAAGATCCGAAGGGCGAAGCAATTCAAAACCAGCCGCTCCCAGATCGGTAATGTCAAGTTGATCGACTCCGATGGTCATTTCGCCGATCCGCTTGAGTTTAGTAGTAATCAACCCAGTCCCGGAAATGGTCGCTCCAAGTCCAGTCGTCGGTACAGTCAATGCAGCCATGTCTAGGGCTCCCCATAGTGAACCAAGAGGTCAAAGCTAACCAAATACCGATGCTCTTGGTTTCCATCGGTTGGAGTATCGTTTAGGTATTCGTCGGCACTGTCGAAATCGATTCCCGCAAACGAGTAACCGTCAACAGTCCCGCGAAAAAAATCTATTCCAGTTTCGCGAATCGCCTTGCTGATCGAGCTTGCGACTCGCCGAGTAGTTGCGTAGCAATCGAATGTAACCCTAGCATGAGCCGACTTGGTTACACCGTCGATGGCGTGATCTCGTTCTGTCGATGTCACATAGTAAACGATGGCAGGCAATTGAGCATTTTGGACGAGTGCATCGGGATACATGCGCTGACCAACGAGCGTTGAAACCGCGTTGTAGCTCAATAGCTTCGTTCGCAATGCTTCGCCGATCGCCGACATTACAGCTCTCCGTTTATCACGATGATATCCCGCGATGCAGCCTCAGCCGAATTGCTGACAACCTTCAGGTATCGCACACCGGCCATAACATCGGTATTGAGTGCCACGAACCGCGATGCCGCAACGGTTACACTGTACTCGGTCGATCCGTTGTAAAGTGCGTAAAAGTTGTTTGCGTCGTCGGAAGCTTGAAAGGTAAGCGTAGTGCCTGTCAATGCTGTTGGCGTTCTGAGTGCAAGCACCGTCCGACCACCTTCGATCGTCAATGCACCTGAAACAGTTCCGCTCGATGCAATGGTTACCTTTTGAGTCAACTGAAGATTTCTAGCCAAGGCGAAGCTCCTTGATTTGCTTTTGTAGTTCGTTCATAAAAGCTTGTCCAGCTTGTGATTTGGTAATGTCGAAAGCCTTCACTGTCGCTCGATCTTGGATCGGAAAATCGGCTGTTTGTGGCTTCGTTCCAACTGTCATCGTGTAGGCTTTTCCCTTTCTGCTGACCCTCGGTATCGATTGCCCTGGCTTGCCCCATAGATTCCTTTGGTAGCTAGTTCCGCGTTTGATAGGCATGACAAATTGCTGCTTGTTGCCCTTCGGGTATGTCGCACCGACATAAACAGCCAAACCGTTTCGCATGACCTTATGCCCAAAGTGATCGCGAGAGTCATTTTGAAATGCCGGATTGTTTTTGTACTTTTTTGACCACTTGAGCCGACTGCCGCCCCGGGAACTCCTAGCCTGCGATTTGCAAGCCCTTGCAATCGTTTCGCCAAACGCCCCGAGACACTTTCCTAAAGGCCCATTGCGAAGCGTTAGAGGTATCGCATCGACAGCCTTTATCA